ATGTCTTCAACAACCAAAAGAAAAGGCTCTTCCATTAGTGATATCATCACTTACACCCTCCCCAAACTACACACAGGCAAGAATTGGTATATTGACTTTAAAGCATACGATCCGCTGGAGCAAAGTATGAAGAGAAAAAAATATATGCTGGATGGAATTGACAAAGTTTCCGAGCGCAAAAGGAGAGCAACCGAAGTCATTACTAACCTTACTAACCGTCTTCGAACCGGATGGAACCCGTGGGCAGATACCAGCAACTCACGCCAGTACACACCTTTTATAGATATTATCAAATTGTATTATAAATATTTGGAGAAGCTCTGTTCAACTAAAGCCATTAAAGAAAACACTCTCCTGGACTACAAGAAGAGAATTAAAATACTTGCCGAATACAATGAAAAGAGAATTCCGACAATCATTTATATCTACCAATTCGACCAAACCTTTGTTAGTGATTTCTTAGACTATATCCTCATTGACCGGGATGCATCCGCCCGGACACGAAATAACTACAGAATATGGCTTTCCTCTTTTTGTTCCTGGCTAACCGAAAAACAGTACATTGACCGTAATCCGGTAGAAAAGATTAAATCCCTTACGGCTGATAGTAAGAAACGTGATGCGCTATCTGCTAAGGATTTGAATAAGTTAAATAAGTACCTGAAGGTGCAAAATCCCTATTTCCTACTCCTTTGCCAATTTGAATATTACACTTTCATCCGGCCAGATGAACTAACTAACATCAAACTGAAAGACATATCTCTGAAGGAACAAAAGGTATTTGTCAATTCTGCAATCTCCAAGAACCGTAAAGATGGCATGGTAGGTTTGAATGATGAACTTATAAAATCCATGATCGATCTCAATATCTTCAACTATCACGACGACTGCTATCTCTTCGGCCCCAAATTCAAACCCTCCGACCAAAAAGCCAGTACAAAGATTTACCGGAGCTATTTTAATAAGGTACGTGCGGAACTGAAGTTTCCCCCAACTTATCAATTCTACTCATTAAAAGACTCCGGCATTCGCGATCTTGCAAATGCCGAAGGTATTGTCATTGCGCGTGATCAGGCACGGCATGCAGACGTATCAACCACTAATAAATATCTGAAGGGAGAGCATATGACCGTACACGAGGAAACAAAACATTTCGAAGGGAATCTATAAGAACAGAGACACAACATTTCACAACGGTGGTAGAAAATGTCATATTTTAGTCTTTATTCTACCCTATAAAAAGTCCCCTTCAGTACCTTATTCAGTCCATTTGCATCTATTTCCGCCTCAATCTTCTCGCATAGATATCGTTTATTACCTATAAGAAATACCTTATTCACGTCTGGCAAACGGTCAGCTTGAAAGTTGATGGTATAGGGAATATTGGAATGGAACATCTTCAGGATAGAGAGCCGATGACCAATACTATCTGGGCAGAGGTCGTTTAGACTAAGGGAATAAGGCAAGAAGTCCGTGAGCTGTGCAGCAGTCTTCTGCTGATAATCAGTAAAGGGATAAGCGTGACTGTAGGACTTGGTTTGTCCGTTGGATGTCACGTTTTGCCGGTTGAACTTTCCGGTGTTGAAAGCTATCTCCATACGATCATTCTTTTGTTGCTTCTCCGGTAACTCGACATCGCCGCTGATGGCTTCTTGGATATTGAATGCTTCTCCCTGAGGACTGATTACCCAATCCGGATTATAATTTTTGCGGTAATAGCTGATTAAGGGAATATTCAAAACTAAGCTGGTATCAGTTCTCACCACATCAAAATTATGTTCCAGCCGTTTCCATGTACCACGATCATATTGTACAATCTTGGCAGGGACTATCTTTAGTTCGGCGTCCGTATCGTAAGACTCCGGGTCACGGATGAGGTCAGCATAGAGATTGATTTCACGCAGTGTATCTGTCTCATTCTCATTGTAGTTGATGTAGTAACGTTTACCTACGACAAATATCACTCTCTTCCGTTCTTCCTTATCCATACTATCGTAGGCGTTTTTCATATCCTGATAGCTGGCATATTCTGCTTTTTTAGCAGCCTTCAGAAGATACCGATCCAGTCGTAAGTAGCCGTCATCGGAGGTGGAAGGAAGATCATAACCGACATTGCCAGAGGTTACATCCTTATCGCTCTTCTCCTCGTCTATCTCGACGGCATATTCGCGAAGCAATGCAGTGTGGTTGATGATTTCCTTATTGGGATTGGAGAAGTAATTATTCAGTTCGACAAAACGTACCACTTTTGCATATTCGTCTACAACAGTTATAATACCTAAGAATTTCTCCAATTCGTCAAAGAATTCGGAAACCGTCCAGTGTGGCAATGCCGTTTCAATGCGGAATGAGTTTACCGCACTGCATATATAGATGTTCCGCAAGAAACTGGTATCAAAGAAAGTGGTATCAAAGGTGTATCCGAAATATTCAACCAGCTTTTTGATGACCGTAAACAGGTAGGGCTGGAAGCTTCCTACAAACATATTAGAACCGGGATTAAAGTTGGTTGTGCCCTCTTCATACGTAACTCTATTGACCAAATTCTCCTCCTTTGCTTCTTGATAAAATACCGGAAGGAAAACCCCGTCCACCTCATCTACCGAGCCGTAGGCTGCCTTCATTTCTGATTCCGGTAAGAAGAATTGAAAGATTCCCGGCTGCGGAGGCATATAAGGACCTCCCAGCTCTAACTCATCAATATAGATATCATCATTCGTCAGAAGATTAAACTCAGCGTTACCAGATACAAGCTGCACTTTAACCAGTGTATCCTCTACCGACAATAAAACTGCGCTCCCATAAAGTAGGCATCTGGCATCCACGATGAGCATAGCCGGAAGAATTGTCTTTTTCTTCGTTACATCCAGTCTGTTAATATGCTTGAATATGGCATGATTAGCTATCATTGGAAGTTCAATATCCAACGAGTAACTGGAACTGCGAGTGAAATAAGGATTCTCGGAAGTGAGCATAATGTTGAACCCTTCGGAAAGGACAGCCAACTGTCCGTCAATGTATAATTCGGTCATTGCTTGTTGCGTGATTTATTGTTATCTAATTTCTTGTACTCTTTTTGCGCTTGGTTGATTCCACCTTTGCCTGTTAAATAGGTTTCAGCAACTATGCGTTTTTCAAATCTCTTCTTCACCGTCTGCATCACAGTAGTACATTCAGCAATCAATTGCTTTATCTCCGGATCAGTCGTTTGAATAACTTCGACGGTAGCCGCTTGATTTTGTCCTCCATTCCGAAGTACACCGGATACATCTTGACTGGTAAGCTTACCAACTGTATTATTCTTCTGTGCAGTATCAATAAGCTTTAAGACCGGAAGAATCTCCGGATTCGCAACAGCAAAACGGTTTGCAACAAATTCGTTGCTGTGTACAATACCCTGTGGTTTATCCCATTCGCCCGGACTCGTAAAGCCACCAGTATAAAAATTGCCAATAGCAGATTTGGCGGTTTCAAATGCTGCTGTAATCAAAGCTATTTCTCCAGCAGCTTTAACAAGTCCCCAAAAACCTAATTCACCAAGATTGGCAATTGTTCTCTGAGCGACTTTTAGGATCATAAATTTCTCTAATGCATCCAAAGATGCTTTCAACATTTCTTTTAGGAAATCTTTAAAAGTAACTTCTGAATCAGTTAAGACATCAGCAATCGCATTCCCATAATCAGTAGCTAATCCCTCCAAGATATTATACGTTTGCTGTTCCTTGTTTTTCTTTTGTTCAGCAGCTTTCTTTTCAGCATCCAAGTCTTCTTGTCTCTTTTTATCGCGTATCTTGTTTTTCTGCTCTTCACTATATTCTGTACTATTCAATATATCATCGTAATATTTATCCTGAATTCGTTTTAACTCCTGATAATAGCTTTCTTCAGATGTCTTATTTTGATAATGGTACATCGTAGCATCTTCTATTTCTAATTGATATTGGCGTTCACGAGCTGAGAACGCCTGTTCTGAGGTTTCCTTTCTTTTCTTTTCAGCTTCTTGTTGGCGCTTCTCCTCTTTTTTCTCAAGCTCATCCCGCATCTTTATCTCCATATCAAGAAGCTGATTATTGATTTTCTGCCGCTCAGAAGGTTCAAGCCCGGCAACAGATAATTTGTCCTGAAGCAATTGCATTTCAGCATCCTGCATTTCTTTATGATAATCGTCTTGAGACATACGAGAATCTGATAAATATCTGTTTTTTATCTCTGTGATACGTTTGTAATAATCTGCTTCAACTTTGGTAAACTTATTATCATCCTTCGTACAAGTACAGGGATTATTGCCACATCTGGGGCATTTCTTCTTATCATCGTCATTTTCATCATCATTATCGTTAGTGACCGTATCAATCTCAACCTTAGCTTCTATCTTTTCCTCCAGGAACGATTTAAGTTGTTCTTTTTGCTTTTCCAGCTCTTCAATATCATTATTAAGTTTCTCGCCAGCATCTTCAACACCTCCCCAAGTCAACATGCTGCCAATATTACGAGGCAGGGTCTTTATTGCGCCCCAAAATGTGTCTCTTTCCTCCAAATATTTATTCTGTTTACGACGTAATTCATCTAATTGTTTATCAGTATCTGTTAAACGAGACTTAGCAGATTCTATTTCGGCCAGTGTCAACAGACTTTTCACATAGTTATCTACAGCTATTCTCGCATTATCCGTTCCAATTGTTTCAAGATTCAATGCACCCAGATATTTCGGAGAAATATCATTTAATTGTTTAATAGCTCTTAGTCTCTCTTCTTTGGATTTAGTTTCATCCTTGGCTACTTTATACAAAGCTTTGACCTCTGTTTCTTCTGCTGCAATATTTGCCGCTGCATCACCTTGTATTTCATTCAGAAGTGCCTGAGCACGTTGTGCTTCTGAGGCCCTACGAGTAAATAAATATAATGCACCTGCAACTCCAATTATCAACGTAGCAATCGCTCCAAATGGATTCATCTTTAAAATCATGAAAAATGCTTGCATTGCTAACTTTGCTTGACTCGTCTTACCCGTTAGTGCAGATGTCGCTGCTATATACAACCAAGTTGATGCAGCAATGGCTTTATCCCAAAACTCTTTCAACTTTTGGACTACAATGTATTGTCCGGTTTCAGTTTTCACTTTATTCAACCAAAACCATTGTAACTTATTTGCTGCTGTATAAGACGCGACAACAATTATAGCATAAGCCAATACTTTTCCATATTTCTGAAGCCAATCAATTAATTCCGGTGCGGCCTTTATCAATTTTGTCGTCCACCCTGTTAAGGCAGATAACGAGGGGTTAAGCTTTTCCATCAGTATGATACCAGCTTCTTTAATTTGATTAATATATTGTGCTCTTTTGGCTTTAGCCGTATCTGAATTTATGGCGGCCTGTTCCATCGCAACACTTGTTCCAGTAACGGCTCTCGTGTATTCTTTAACCTTTTCTGTGTTTTGTGCCAGTATCATAGCCGTTGTCATTCCTTCATCACCAAATAACTTCTTTAGTAATGTAGTACCTCCGCCAACAGCTTGTCTTTCGGCATCTTCAACCTTTTTATTCAAGTTATCAAGAGCCACAGACAAGCCAACAACTTTGGGATTTGTGTCCACGGCTCCCGTAGAAAGGCGAGTAAAGAAAGTTTTGAGTCCTGTTCCGGCAATCTCGTTTTTGAGGCCTTTTTCACCTAACATTTCAATAGTAGCGACTAATTCTTCCAAAGAAATATTAGATGAAGCAGCCATAGTACCTGCCTTCAGAATGGCAGCGGTTTGTTGTTCTACGTTTGCAGCTCCATACTTAGAGCCTGCGGCCAATACATTAACATATCTTGCTGCTTGATCAGCTCCGGCTCCATATTGGTTGAGAGCCGTAGTAGTTGCTTCTACTGATTTAGCTAAATCCATTTTGGAAGCCGCAGATAAACGCATTGTTTCAATTGTAACTGCATTCAGGGCCTCCTTATCACTTAATAGTTCTGGTTTGTTGGAACCAACCAACATGTAAGCTTCAAGAATATCTTTGCTGGACTGAGTAACCCGAAGTCCGGTCTTATCCATTGTAGTAGACAATATCTCAGCTTGGCGTGTCAACCATTGAATTGATTTATCATCCAGTCCGGTCAGTGCTTTCAGATTTGCGGCTGAGTCTTCCTTATCATCACGATTATTCCTTAACTTAGAGAGAGCAAAGGAAACTCCTGTTATTGCGGCTGCACCGGAAGCAAGTAAACCTCCCCATCTTGAGAACCCATTATTAAACCGGGTCAGCCAACTTTGTGTTTCTTGAACCTCAGCATTAATTTTCCGCAATTCAGCATTAACCAATTTGAGACGTTCCTGATACATCTTCCATTCGGCAGAACCGCGTTTTATGTGTCCGGAGTTCAACTTTGCATTGATATCTTTCAAGAGTTGACGTAACTCTTTAGGACCTGCTGTGGAAAGATTCTGCATTACAACATCAATATTCCTGGCATTGGTACGCATTGTCTTCAGCTCAGCATTTGTTTTCTTCAATTCGGCCTCCAGCTTTTTTATCTGCTTCGTGTCACCTGCCTTGTATGCTTCTGCCAGTCGTCCCTTCAAGGAATTGGCGTAACTTTCCAAATCCCTCAACTCCTGTTTCGCTTGTTGCCCGTTAACTTGTACCTCTACGGTAGCTCTTTCATTAATAGCCATATACTTTGATTTTTTTCAAAAGTAAATGGCTATTGATAAAGGAGAAAAGACACAAAAAAAGCCCCGGCAATCCTGCCGAGGCCCTACTTATCACAAGATAAGTATCACTTCTACAAAGGCAAAGATACTATCTCTTTTTAGACTTATAGATAAGCCAAATAACAATTAACAGACCTATTAACATCCCGCCAAATGCCCAGCCACCAAGTTCAATCTTAATCTTTTGCCACCTGTTTAACTCCTTCTCTACAGGATAAGGAACCTGAACACTATCAGTCTTCAGGACAGTATCACTACGATTGATAAAGATATACCTATACTCCATCTGCTTGACATATTTATATATGGAGTCACCTTTCACAGCATAGAATACACTATCGTATTTATATATACTATCATGCCTTATACTATCTCTTGTCTTGTACTCAGTACGTACCGTTTCCACCGGAACATACTTGATACTTCGACAAGACGATAAGCAGAAAAATATAGCTAATATCCAAGGCAATATTTTCATAATAACTCCCATCCTTTCTCTATATCTATCATCACTGCCGGGACTCCGTTTTCGACCTGCGAAATTGCAGCTGCAAAAGCACACATGGTAGCTTTATCATTGATGTCAATAATATAGCTATTAGGTACCTGCATTTCCTTGCACACCCGGTTGATATAACCGGAAGTATTGTTCTCCGTAGCCGGTGCCCATCGGTTGATGAAATCCGCTATTGTCTGACATCCCCATTTAAGACGGTAATTCTGGAGCGTGCGAATTAATGCGCGGTAGCCCCATTTCATCTCTTTAAACTGGAAGAATGACTTATCTTCCTGTTTCTCTCTCAACCCTTGCCACTTATCCTTTGTGATTCGGATGTTGCCGGGATTACAATTTCTTAATCCTCTTGGTAAACTCATTCCTTGTCCTCCTCTTTTATAAAACCTATTCTACGACGTGGCGGAATACGCCTGTGACACTCATTGTCCGGCATTTCACACCTGTTATATTCAGCATCCTTTAGCTGAAGCTCGATACCATGTCTCTTATGAATTTCCTCCAGCTTTGCCTGTTGCTCATGCCTGAGTTCGATATAAAGAGCATCAATCTTTGCATCACGTTGAGCGATACGCTCTTCCAGCCAGGCAATCTGTTTACGTTCGTTTTCATTTTCCGCAGCATCAGCTGCAGCATCTTCTTTGCGAGCATTTGTTTTCCTATTTACATAAAAGTTCACTACCCACTTGATAGCTTCCAGCCCGCCTAAAGCTCCTATCAGAGCCAATAATTCATTTATGCCCATACCTTAAACAGTAACTACTACAAAATCACTATCAGCAATCCACCGATAAACATCATTATACATCTCAGAGCGTATGACCGAGCTTCCAAACTCCATTCGGCCAGGATCATCAACAACAACCGGTTCATATACGCCAGCAGCATTTGCTTTAAGTATTGGCGATATCTTACATCTAAATTTAGCCCAATTCAGCAGCACCCTCGTCCTTGGCATGTCATAAACATCAATGATTAAGCCTGGACACTCTGCCGGATCAGGCAAGTTAACATAGATATCCACACCTACTGTCTGAAGATATGTGCCATATTCCAAATTCAAATCATATTCATCCGGATAATCTTCAGGGTTTTCGATTTTGTCTATTATTGCATTTATCTCTTCTGAAAGCCTTCGCCACACAATAATTTCCCGTGTCTTACGATACGTTTGCCCAAACTTGTCCCAATAAGTTGTCCCCTTAGCCAAGCTACCACTACCATCCTTTGCATCAAGAGCAAATATTATCTCATTATCAGCCAATGCGAAAATACCGGAACGTTCCACCCCGTTGATAGTAATACACTTATCACCTTGCACGATGCCTGTCAAAACTGGTTCTTCAGCAGTGCCTGTATTCTTTCCCGTGAACAGCTTCGGAGATATCATATACTCGCTGCCTATCTGCGTTTTCCCTGTGTCCCATTCTTTAACCCAATCAGGCACATTAGCATCACTACCGGGAAGGCCTTGTTGTCCATCCATAACCTTAGAAATGCTTGCTTCAATAATTCTATCACCCGTTTGGTGGGTGCCAGTAGTAGCGAAAACCGTATATGAGACGCCATAAGCTGAGGAAAACTGATATTGAGAAGATAAATTATTATGTTCATTAATATAATTACTTCCATCACTATTAAAGATTTGAACATATAAATAGTAATCTGCACACAACTGTTTATCCGAACCAGCAATCTTATATAATTTGAATATGATATCAGATTGAAATTTAGGAGTCTCATCTGCAAATGCAGGAATTGAATTAATAACTTTGCCGTCCTGTTCAAATTCAAAGATATACAAGACTGCATCCTCACCATCTGTTCCTTTTGCTCTGATAGGAGTTCCCCAACTTCCGGAAGATGCACTTTCTGCGACCTTCTGAGACATCCATACGACTGCATTCGTCGCATTAGTGTGCCATCCGTCCGACGTACCATTTCCCGTAGGCACTGCCGGTTGAGATTCACTGTCATGATAGGTGATATAGACCGATAGGCCATCACTACCGGCAGCACCATTTGTTCCGTCATTGCCATCAGCAACCATCAAAGTCCAGGCAGTGCCGTTATATATGTATACTCTTCCATTATCAGTGTCTCGGTATACCCAGTTCTTTACCGGGTTGGTCGGAGGCGTAGATAAATCACCTTTCCAAACGATATCCAGTCCGTCAACACCGTCCTTGCCATTAGCTCCATCCACACCGTCAATAGTCATTTGATACCATGTGCCATCCTGATAGACATAGCTCTTGCCATCAGTCGTATTCTTATATGCCCAACCATTCTGAGGATTAGAAGGATGAGAAACATAGCTACCCTTCCATACTATTGACGTGCCATCCTTACCATTAATACCATCGGCACCATTGGTACCATCCCCCCCCTTTTCACCAGTATCTCCTTTATCTCCCTTGTCGCCCTTTTCACCTTTAAGATTCTCTTTGACTTCATCATCAAGATCCTCCCATTTGATAACGACATTCTTAAAAGAGGTGATGAATTGATTCTTGCTGGCATCCCATGCCCATGAGATAGCACCACCGGCAAGAGAGCCAGACTTATCAGCATTAAACTTGGCGGAGCCATCCCCAAACTCAGCGCTGCCATCCGGATGAATACAGTAAACTACATGTCCGCTGGTGTCCGTACCCTTTATCATGCCATTTTCGCAGTAAAATCCACGGGCACCATCTCCACCGGGAATATCGCCGCCAAGACGGGTTTTAACCTTACCAGTCCAGTCCTTACTGTCAATGTCGAACATGATGTCAATGGCGGGCTGGCCGCTTTCGTCAGCATGAATATAGATGGCAGACTGCCTGTTCTTATTCACTGAGTTGCCGAACTGCACGACATCATTTCCAACCTCCGGAGGATTGATCACAATTCCTTCAGCATCTTTATCAAACTCTGAAATCGGCACATGGATCACATTATCCACAACGGAAGATATCTCCACGTGATAGAAAGTTTGTTTAGTACCTGTATAGGTCTGACACCGCATGAAGTCATGAGCGACAAAGCTCATGGTCTCATCCTCCAAGGTGATGAGGTATTCAGTGCCGTCTTCGGAGAGAGTGACAGTAGCTATCTTACCACACGCCTGGCTGATACCTAAAGACCCGATTATCGCACGCATCTTCGACACCAGCATCTCGAACACGATGAACTGTTCCCTCACCCGGATGGAATCTATCTCAAGCATCCATTTTCCTTTCACATACTCCCAGATTTTCCACCCATAACCTGCGAATCCGGACATGAAGTCTTCCACCACCTCCGCAACCCATTCTCCGGCCGCATTCATAACCTGCCTACCCGTCTTCTTGGCCGAAGCAAGCATACCTACAATCTTAGCTGTACTTAATATTGCCATAACTATAGTTTTATGATTTCAATCAAATTAACTCCAGGCACATAATTCACGCCCAAGGTATTCCAGAGATATACATCCAATAGCCCATCGCTACCAACTGTTACTTTGTCAATCTCGACAAATTGGGTCATGTTATTCAACGGGCTAAAGTTTATATTTACCTCAATATTATTGGCTGAATAAAATATTGATGAAAACTGGTCTTCTTGAATAGCCGTGCTACAAGAGGGAAGTATTCTTACTTTATAAGTTCCCGCGGCAAATGCTTGGAATCTCAACATCACCTTAATACCGGAATTCACCCTGTCTCCACAATTATATCGACCGATATATTTGGCCGGATACGGCCCGCTATCGTCTACTGTCGGCTGGCGAACACCGGTATTCATCGTAGATATATCTACACCGTATTCACCGGGATAATCATTCTTGGCCTTTAAATAATTACCAACCTCATTTCCGGAAGTATCCTTCAACAGATTGGTCGTATAACTTGTTCCTTGCACAATCGACATATAATTTATGATCTCGCCATTGACCGTATCATAAGATATATTATTGCCAAGTTGAGCGAATGAAACGATAGTCTTTCCGGCAGTACCGCTGCCACCTTCTTTCTGGAAGTTGCAAGTTATTGTTTTATTACTCTGCACATTATTAACGGTCGCTGTCCCGGCATTAGTCCCTACACCGGTACTCGTATCCGCGCCACTCCAACTACCGATAACATAGCCATCATTAGCCTGCGCGTTAACGCTTGCCTGTCCTCCCTCGACAACATCCTGAACGGCAGGCGTCACAGTACCGTATGCAGTGTTATTAGCCTTTCCCATTACTGTATAAGATACGGCCGGACGTTCGGAATATAAGATAGACGAAGACTTGATTTCAGACTCGCCAAAAATGTTTTTAACCTGCACGTATACAGTCTTAGATGCATAACCGGATGAAAGTTGATAAGAAAAAGTTTTCGATGTGCCGATAATCCAGCTTGCACCGGATAAGTCGGAAGTCTCACCAACCTTGTAATGAGTAAGTCCGCCAGTCATATTGAGAGCTATAGAAACCAATTGGTCATAAGTTACCGTTACACCATCATTAATGGATATCGAATTGAGCACCGGAGCGACCTCATTAACTGATAATCTTGCGACAAATGGAGCTTTCAAAGTGGCTTTTAATTGATTGACAAAATAGTAGGCATCTGTCTTATCTTCTTTTGACAATGTACTTTCAAATTTAGATGTATATTTTTCAGCGCATTCCAAAAGCAATTCATTGAAATTCACATTTATGAGCATACCGGAGCCATGAGCTGCATAGCTATATCCGAATATCTTATCGGAAACCGATAATGCATCCACGGAGGTTATTCCGGATATCAGGAATGACAAGTCCTTGAAATAATAGTTCTTAGAAAATGGAACCAATATTTTCCAGGTGATAGTATTATTGCTTACTATCTTCTTAATGACTGAGTTTAACCGCATCTGTATATACTCGTATATCTCATCCCAGGAAGCAACCCAAAGGCTATCGTCACCACCTTTCCCGTATAGTGAATAGATAGTTTCTAATAACTCTATTCGGGAAAGGTCTACGCGGTGTGTCGTTATACCCACCCAGTAGGGGTTATCGCTTGTATGTTGTTCAGCCAGTTCTTCCAGCTTTACATCATTAACGGAAGAATTGGTTCCGCCGTAAGTCCTTTTTTTGTATAATGAACCAGTTGATTTCAGATATATCTTTTCCAGATGATGTAATGAGCTACGGTAGAAGTCAACCAATGGAGACTCATCCGCCGCAGTAACATAAGCGGTATTACCGTCAGGGAGTCCCATTACTTTCATTCGACGATTCAGTTTATCCAAAACCTTATCATAATCGGCTTTAAACCCTTTTACAATATCTGCCGGATTAGTCTTGTCATATATACGCTCATCAACATTGTGGTAAAGCATAGAAACACCCCAGTCTTTCATTAAGTCAAGTTCAGGCCAAGTTATATATATGCTATTTTTATTTGTCCCATCTCCTATAAGACCGTTAGGATTATATTCGTTTCCCAAAGTTGGCCATAATGCAACGCTAAAACCGAAACGGCGATCATTGCCGCAGCCATCAGTATACACAAGAGGATAAGCCGGAGTGTAGCCGGTGGTCGGAGTATTACCAAGATGGAAAAACTCGCTGTCATCAATCCATTTTTGGTTTATGCGTCGCCAAATACGCGCATAAGCTCCCGCTACGGAATCATCAGCCGTATAGGTAAATGCAAAATGCTTGTCATATTTCAAAGGTGCAAAGTTTAAGTTCACAGAATCCGCACTGACGCCGGAAGGAAGATCAATACTAAATTCCAATATTTCACCTTCAAGTTTGACATATTCCAATGTCAACATTAAGGTTGAAGCAGCCGGTATTGCAGACTTGCATATCACGGATAACTTTGTCTCAAAGTCTTCCGTCACATACATCTGCTTGACTTCAATCGCTCCCGGATAGAACTTACCGACAGAATCTTTCACGGTTATGTTTTTCGCTGTCAAATACATATTATTTCCCAGCGGTGAGTCACTTACAATATATTCCTTTTCTTCTCCAACAGAGGTAGGAGGAACTATCAGTGACACTGAACAAGCATATATATCATGTTCAGTAACTCCGAATCTGTAAGAGCCAACTTTGCTTTCCACATCAGATATAAGTATCCCTCCGGACCCGCCTGCTGAGTTTTCAAGATTATCAACGCGCGTCAAAAGCTGAGACAGATTTTGCTTTTCTTGAGTCGTATAATCATTCGTTGACAGCCCTTTACCTGATACAGCGTCCACTTTGCTGTTAACAACGGAAACCACCTGGTTAAACTCAGCCGCTGACAGTGTATCACCGGTATTTTTAGAAGGTATATTCAAATTTGCCATATTATCTTATTTTTATATTAGCCTAATGCGAAAGAGAATGTATAAGGAAATCCCGTTGCAGGTGGAGTTACACCGCCTCGAATTACAGAGATTGGGATAAATACCATCTGCTGGATTCTTCTATCAAAAACTGGGATAAGCATATTATCTTCATCTATATTTCCTGAGAACAAGGTTGGGGCTGCATACCCCCACTCATTTTCTCCCTTAACAGGTAGTGAACCAACCGGAGCATTATCTACGGAAGGGTTGACATTACCAAGACCACCAAATGATAAATCAGAAGTTTCAGCTGAAAGCTCTACGATGGCGTCTTCATCCTCTTCGATAAGCGTGTCAATATCCTCTTCAACCAAACAAGACATTAAAGCAGCCGTGGTGGTTTGTTTCGGAAGACGAACTATCAGGCCATTTTCCACTGAAGAACCATTCTTAAAAGTGATATACCCAGCAGCTTCATCTTTATCAAGTCGAGAAAGAAAGAGTTTCTTCAGATTCTCATTGTTCCCGTTGATTTCATCCATTACCCGCAGTGCTGACATTATATCCGTATCCAGCACCTCTTCAACCTCTGTATCTTTTGAAAGGAGATGATTAATTATGCTACCATTAATTTTCAGTCCTTTCACAAAATTAATAAGTTCAGCAGCTTCATCTTCTTTGAGCCGGGAAAGAAATGACTTTTCCAAATCTTCCATATTTAGATCGGCTTCTACCAGTGCCAACAGCAACGCACCGACACGCTTCGCTGTGTTCGCTTCCAGTTTACGTTCATCCCTTATCTGTATGGCTGCTGCCTGTAAAGTCTCTTTAATACTCATTTCTCTATTTTTTTTCAAAAGAACAAAAGCACTTTAAGCGATAAAAAGACGCTAATGTTTCCGACTCCCCCATAATCTGGAACGCATGGATGTGCTTCTCTTATGGTTTGCTTCCTCTATCTTATCAACCAATAACCCGCAGAACTCCTCTCCATACATATACGCCATTTGTTCTTTAAGTACCATGACTGACGCAAAGTAAGCACGGGAAAACCATTCACGTGGTTTACGCGGTTTATACCGACTTTCACGGTATCGTTCATCCAAAAACTCAAGATTACCGCCATTATCTTTCCGATATCCATTCCCAGTGCCGCAATCCTGATAGATTCCATACTCCATGAACTTATGCTGTATAGTATTCAAGTCCCCTCCGGAAGAAGTGACATTCTCCGTGATCTCCTGATGCAGACTATACGTATCAATAACGTGCAACCGTTCAATCTTTTCCCGCCAAATATCAACCATCATCTTTGCCCAGGCATCATTATACTTTTGCCTGTCTTCCGATGTTGCATACGGGCGGGTATTATTATTCCTCCCACTCATCGGCATTAAAACTTAAATCAATAGGTTCCGAGACATCAATCATAAAATAGAGTCCTGTACAACCATTAATGAAATACTCTCCAAGTTCCCTCATATAAACATTATCCGTGTTCAGATAGACAAGTTCATTACTCATGTCTTCCCGATCAAGCAGCATCCGGCTGTGAACCTGACGTGCCAACTGGCGGCAAATATCTAAAGAGGCTTGCCTATCCGCCATGTCATTGAAGGTATATCTCTTCATCAGGAAGACAGTAAATGTGCGCTTTTTAAAAAAGCCTCCGGAACGGCGCTCAGTCACCCCGTCATTCGTGTCATCAACCGCAAAGAAAGCAGACTGCCTGCGAAAGTTCTCCAATACCTCTTCCAGAGAATTTATTCCGGAACAGACACAAGGAAAGAACCCGTGTGTCTTCGCCAGTTTATTCTTCAGGCACATTGATTTAAAGTACCCGATTGCATCAAATAAATTAATTGTGTCCATACTTCCCGTTATATTCTTGTGTCTCACGCGCCTTTTCGTTCAGTTCGGTCAAGGCACGCCAACAGTCCATACTTAATACCTGATTCTCTTTAGTGATATCCCCGCCAGTCAATGCGCGTATCTCAGCGTTCATCACTTCCACCATGTCGGGCGGTTCAGCGTCCACATTATCTCCGACTTTTCCAAAGAAATGGGGAAAGCTGATCGCAAAGCGGTTCTTCAGCGAAGCATACCACAGAAATACAGATAGTAGCTCCCCCTCCGATAAACGCACTTCTACCGGATGATTGCCGTCCTTATCCACATACAATATTTTAGCCATACTTTGTACTTGGCGGATGTCATTCGTTTGCAAATATCCCTGATAATGATTCTCAATTCGTATGTAGTCAGAAAATGGTACTCCGCGCAACAATACATTGACAGCCCGCAACTCTCCGATCTGAGACAAACAGACCGGAGATTTTGCAGGGGCATCCAGAAAGTCCAACACCTTCAGGAAGCATTGTATCTGATAATTCCATAAGAAGAAACGTACTTTCTGTTTAGACTCCAGCGTAACTGCACATATCCACCCATCAGCCACCTTCCGATAAACCCGAATGGCCAGCAAACGAATGAAAATGTACGCCTTTGCTTTTGCAGCTTCAAAGTGAGACATCACATAGCAGACATACCGTAGCTGTTCCTGAGTCAATTTCTCCCAGCAATCCGGAAGTTGGAAATCCAACACATTATCCCCAAAAGTAGCAAGAGTCGTCTTTCTCATTTTTATACCACTCAAAATGTTTCACTTTATAAGCCTCACTTTCCTGATAAACAGAGAATTTATCAATATTTCCTTCAAGGAAGTTCACAGCATTATCCAGCTCACGTTTAAATGCCTGGCTCTGCTGGTTGACAAAGAAGCCGACGGCCTTGCACAACATCCATACAAGCAGTGTTTCATACTCGGTTAAAGTTTTGGCACGGGTCTGTTCCAGTAAATGTTCAAACAACACAGCAGAGATATTCCGGTATATGATTTCTTCCGCTTCAGAGATAACAGGCCGTAAGGCTATCAGGTCTGAACGATGAGCTTCCGGCTTGCCTGCGTAATCCCGTAACTGTGAAGCCGAGTAATAGAGAGAGCTAATCAAAAGCTTTCCATAAGCCGAATTTGCCCAATCTTTGTTACCTATCAACTCCGATATAATAGCATCCATCGCATCATCCGCAGCTTGCCGTATCGACTTCCGCAGTGTTTCAACCCGATCCCGTGAGGCCGGAGATAAGTTTTGATTATTCACAATCCCGAACCCAGTCGAAGTTAATACAAGGTCAAGCCCCGGCATGGCATCATAAAATGCATCCAAACAGATGAAACGTTCCACATCCTCAACAACAACTTCCGGAAGGGCCTCAAAATCTATAACCGTTCCGAAGACTGTTGACTTCAGTTTAGTAGTAGAAACAGCAATGGGGTCCTCCATCATCTCAAACACTTCAGCCGTTGCACTTGTAGCGGCCAACACAATTCTTTCAAATTTGTCCTTATCAATCTTGATCATTCGTATCGTCATTAGGTATGTTAGCACTCTTTTTCTTCGCGTCAGTATTCTGATCAAGCGTCGTCAACAGAATCATGGGTACATCCGGATAGACTTTACCTTCCCAACCATTATAATATATCACCACGTTGTGAGGTGTGTACATCAGATCATGGAAAGCAATCTCAAGCGATTGTTTCAGCGTAAACAGTTCCCGTTTATCGGAACCGGAGTTATTAGACTGAGATTTGCCCGGAGTAGCGCCAACGAGGTTAGGATGAATATTATCACCATAGCAAGTAATGTTAGAAGCTTCCTGAATGTCCTCCGACCAGTCACCACCCTCTTTACCGGTATCAATCACATTAACACGCACCATCCGGTTTTCCTTCCCATTCGGGTCGATATAATATCCCGTAATCCAAACCTTACCCGAATTTTCAATACCGGCAACGAAATTTTTAATGTTCTCCTTTTCTTTCTTGAGACGCTCCATCTGCTTTACCGGGTCTGTTATTCTTTCTTCATCCAAAATGTTTTGCCAGAAGTCCTTATGTACTTCCACCTGATATTTGACTGACGCATGGTTCTTCAGCTTTGCTTTCTTCCCTTTACCTATCAGACGCTTTATATCAAACCAATCGCCTCGGAAAATAGCCGTATAATAAGGAACCGGATAATACTGGCACCCAGGAGTAGGGAAACGGACAAGAATAGCAAACTTCCGTTCCTGTGTCCGTACCTTTCTCAACCCATCTTTACCCGGCTCACGCCCCATCAACACCTCCAAGTCCCCCAATGGATCTTTCTCATCCAAAAGACGAATTACCTCAATATCCTGTTCCTGAAGCGAAGATTTCCGGAAATTCGCACAGAATACATGGTTAATCTTTCCTTTTTCGTCCGCTTTCTCAAATCGGCAGTAACAAGCCTCCTTATGCCGTAACTTCGTAATTTTCTTGCCATCATTGGAAAGGATAACCACGGAAACGCAATAAAAGAAGTACTTCACATCAGTTGCCTGCTCAAGCGTGAAAGCAGGTATGTTGTTATGAAGCAGCCATTTTTTTATCTCCGGGTCATTAGTCGGTTTTTCCGTCTCGATATCCATGTACTTCTGTCCGGCGCCATAACACGTAAGGACATTGAAAAGCTTGTTCTGACTCATCACTTCATCCACACCAATCAGGCGGATAATCTCAAATGGCAACTTATCATCCGGCCCAAACGAAACATATCTATATTTCTTAGTGCCAGGAATAGTAATTGCCGAAACATCCTCTCCGTCTTCGTCAAAGATATCCGCACTGTCTTCTACCGTCTCTATCGATGCCATGACATTCGACTGGCCAATCGAAAAAATCTCACTTGGCATACAGTATGGCTCACTCTGCCGGACTTCCTTTTTTTCTTCCTTTTTCATAAATACACTTTCATTCCATTGATTTCAAACATTGTTATATCCCGAAACTCCCTTATAAGCATAGAGTTAGGCAGCAGAATGCAATGTGTGCCGCCTCGCCAATGGGAACCCACACAACGGATTCCCTTGTATTCGATGATATCTCCGGTAGAAAGCTTCCACACACGGAGGTTACAGGGCTGCCCAGACTCCAGCAGGCGCAGCGCATCACTTTTATGTATAACCATCATCCAAAAGTATTATCAAACGTATTGTCAAATACACGTCCGGCACGAGATAGCTGCAAAATGTTCTGATTGCGTTGCGCATATCTGTACGAGAAAGTATAGGCAGGCAGATTATCATAATCATTCGTCCGGGTTGATTCCGATTCTGTTATTGCAATCTCTTTGCCCGGCCGTTCTCCTTCCAACAGATAAATTTCCTTGCTCCGGAAGAGATCATCCGCCCATAAGCTCATAGGAGTATTCAGGATACCCGTATTCGCTTTGAATACGCGATTTTCCTCAATATGATAGTGACGGAACATCCCATCAATCATCGCTGATGAGCGTTCATACTCCGGCTCCAGAGTATGGGTTCCGGTGCAGTAAAATGTTTCCTGGCACCCAAAAGAATTGGTAAAAAGCAAACAAGGCGCAGCATCCGGACACGCCAAATCAATCTGGTAATATTGCACGCGTCCGCCAGCCGTAACTGTATAGCGCACCAAAGTGCCCAAATCGCTGATAAAAGAATCCGGAGAAACATCAATCGTAGCTACTTCCTGATGCGCAGGTAGTGTGTCCAAGACGAACTCTTTAGATACTAATTTATCATCCGTTGTCCGATAATCACAACTAACCACCACTTCCGTACTCTCAGACACAACCAAATGCAAGAATTCTTTGCGTCCCATCGCGGTAATTTTATCTCCCCCTATCATGGCGGTCAGGAAATGAGTTAGCATAAACTCTTTTGCATCCAGCGAAGATTCCGCCGCACAATACTGTACCGTAAATCCACGTACAGTATCGGTCTTTCCAGCAACGACTATTACATAGAAAAAACCGCCTATCAGCTTGGAAGCCAAATAAGGCTCAATTAAATCCTGCAAATCTAAAATTGTAATCTTACCTTCAGCATCCGGAACATACGTTTCGTTCAAAATCTCTGTATCTCCATACAATAATTTGAACTGCACTTCCGGCTGATCAGTCAGGATAGTAATTTTATCCAAAGCGGATGAAAACATATAATCCGCCACATCTTTGAGAACTGTAATCATAGTTTTTTGATTTTTTCCCAAAGGTATTTCCACACAGAAACACATAAAAAGACAGAGGCACAACGCTTCACAGCGGCATGCCTCCCAAAAATGTAGAAAATGTTATATCTTAGTCTTTATTCATCATCATCCACTTGGGACGACCATCTTTGTCAACCATGCTGTGATATCCGATATCCAACATGATAGTTGTTATCTGGTTCAATGTCAACTCTACCATTTCCGATAGGTCATCGGCTATATCCTGACTTGTCTTCAGGATTTTATCATCATCCCTCTTCTCGGCTGGCAAATAAGTCTGAAGGTATTCAATGAGAACAACTTCAGCCGGATCGAGATTTCTTTCAGAATCACTCATCTTTGTCCTCCTTTCTATCATTTAGGGCTAATACAAGCAGGTTTATCAACTCTTTAATTTCTTCATGATTGGCAGCAAAAATAAAATGACCAGCCTGATACACGCTGTAATCTTCCAACACGTTCTTATCCTCCTCGTAAGAAGAAGTCTTTGCCACTTTGAATATAGGCTTTTTCATTCTATCGCTCCTTTCTCACTAAATTGATAAGTTGAACGTACCTGGCATATATCCATGATAAAAACCATGTCCGGACATCCCATTTTATCCACAGAAGCATCAATACGTGAAAGCTTACTTCCGCAACTCCCGGCACTGTAACGAATTGGTTTTAGTTTCGGATGTTCTGCATTAACCTTCTCCACCATGAGGCGCAGTTCCTCTTTAAGTGCATCCAGTGCCAGTTCATCCCTTACCAGCACATTTTCATACTTAGCGACGTAATCACACACTTTCTTCCATGCCCGATTCTTGGGAGCATAAGTTTGCAAATGCCGTACAAAGAACATCATGCCTTACCTCCTTTCTCAAAAGTGATATTAACATGGCAACCATCACCAGCATAAATGATGATGGCATTGTCTGTACACCCAACAGGAATACAACCTTTCCCTAAAGCGAGTTCTGAACAAAGTTCCAATAAAGCCTTCTGGACTTTTTCAACAGATACATTGCGTCTGTTAGCGCGGTTTCTCTGGTTTCCCATACTTACTGATTGTTTGACGTTAAGGCAGTAAAAAGGCTGCCAATTCCCGTGTCGTCAAACAATCAGTAAGATTACTCCAAGAGCAAAATTACAGGGGAAAGGCAGCCTAAATATTTAGACATGAGCATAAAAAAAGCCCACGTTGTACGTTGAGCGTCTCTCATCGCTCTTGGTGATTAATCATCACTGATTGTTTGACTCTGCAAATATGAGAATAATATTTGAAAGTGCCAAAGAAAATGTTTTTTAGTTACGTTCTTCTACTACTTTATTTTCCAATAGCTTTTTCAGATACTTCTTTGTATCTTCTTCCACATAAGTCGGATAACATAGTACGAAAAGGAAACCTACAACTGGAGTTAATACCAATGATATTAAAAACGCCAGCCAAAAACTTACAGTTCTTTGTAAAGCAGCATAAGCAAGGGCAAAAGAGCCCAAAACGTGTACAGCAATAAGATAAGATAAATAGTTCTCCATAGTTTTACATTTTAAGAATTCCCTACTATTAATTTGTAACCTCTTTTATAAGTTCATCAGCTTTATCATAATCAATTTTTATACCAAGCCTATCAAAATACACCTGATACTTGTCTTGAAAATACTTACGCATCTTCTGATTATATTCGGCTGATGTAAAGAAAGCTTCATCCAAAAATTCATCATTGGCAACTTCATGAAAAAGACATTCCTTGGCTTTCTCAAGTTCCCCAATTGAATAGTAGAAATTGAACACGGCACCAAATTTACGACTTGTACACACCGTTTTCTTGATCTTTCCAATGTTATTACATAGCACAAAGAAGGCTATCAATACAATAACATTAATCACTACCATAACCCAAAACAGAGTTTGGCACATTTGTAAATAGTCAACCATGTCCTTTAATACACGATCACTCTGTAAAATAGCATCATAATTCATATTCAATAACAGTTTTTCCGTAAAAATATTCAATAATTCATTAGCATTCATTATTTTTGCAAGAAACAAAAACAATAATTATGCCCTTATCAGATAAACAGCAAGACAATGCCTTCAAACTTACAGTCATTAGGCTTTTATGTGTACTTATGATACAAATGTTAGTATGTACAATACTGCTTTGTGTAATACTCGTACAGACATCTAAACACGTGCTATGATAGAGGCGATAATTGTAGCAACTATCGTAGCAATGACTGTAGGCCATATCATTTTATTAGCTTTTATAGTAGTTCTCTTCACCTCTTCATCTTGCTTATCCTTTCCTTTTAACTCATCTAAATAAGCATCAAATCCAACCCAAACGACATGTTCTCCTGTTGCCGTAATGCGTATCCACGCCTTTCCTAATGGCTCTATCAAATGATAATCGTTCATTAATGTGGCTTTCACATATTCAATGTCTATTCCAGATTGAAAACCAAATTTCTCGTCCATATAGTCAGAAAGATTACTACTTTCTATCCTACAGTTGTTTTTATGGATATAACACAGCATCTCATCCGCTATGTTTTTTTGCATTTTATTCATTTTATCGCAAATTTTATCATCAATAATATCACAAAAGTAGTAAAATAATCGGCACCAAACAGAAAAGCACAAATAAAAAAGGCTCCAACCCGTGGAGCCCTTCATTTGTCTTAGATGTTTTTAATGAATTGATAATGATGTTTCCGATATTTTCGGTTTTCTAATATTACGCAAAAGCCGACGCAGCATGTGTTAGTTTACCAGCCACATCTTTTAATGCATTAGCTAATGTACTGAGTTCAGCAGGAGTAAATGTAGCCACTCTACCATGAACAGCATTCCCATTAATCCGCTGATGCAACCATGAAGCAGACTTGCCAAAGTATCGTTTAGCGAATTCTGAAACAGAGATAAAAGGGAGTACCCCTTCCAACTGCTTGCGCACTTCGATACGTTCACGCAACTCTTTACTTTCATTTATCGTTTTATGGACACGGGCAAAGTCTTCTGTGACGGCTTCGTTAACCAACTCTTTTTCTTCTTCACCAAGTGAATCAAAGAAAGCATCAAGTTTACGTTGCACTTCATCACGTTCGGAACCGTTTGTTTTCACCCACTGTTCCTTCAACTTAAAATATTCCTTTTTAACATCCATAATATAACTGTTTGAATTAACAACCTAATTTTTAATGAAGATAAGTCCACCGGCAGCTACCCCGGTGGACTTTCTTTCTATCGGAGAACTTCTTTAATCTTATCCAGTTCTAATTGAATAAGTTTAATTTCATCATCCAATACCTTTTTCCTATAACCGTTTACAATGAGACGGTGATAGTTCAGAAGGAAGAAATTGAGATTTTCTAAAAGCTCAATCTCCCGCGCCTTTAGCGCTTCTTCATCAGTCATTCAAAGAGCTCTTTCTGATTGACTCTACAAAGATAAAGAAATTATTATCAACCACAAAACAATTCGATAAAAAAATCATTATCAGATAAAAAATCCCCTCCGTGGTTAAAGGAACGGAAAAATCTCTCATAAATACCGCTTTGGGTCCCATCCCGTTTTGCGAGTGTGCGAGCAAAACGGGATGGGCGCCCCTTTGCGCCCTCCCCACTTAAATCATCCCCTCATCGCAAAAGCTATAATATCCGTTATCGGTAATTATTACGTGGTCCATCATCCGAATGTTAAATAACGCTGCCGCCTTTTTAAGCTGCTCCGTCAGCCTCTTGTCCTCGTTGCTCGGTCGGCTGTTGCCACTCGGATGGTTGTGCACCGCTGTGAACTGCACAGCCCCCGTCTCTATCAATACCCGCATAATCAGCCGTATATCCGCTGAAGTCTGGTTTATTCCACCTATTGATATGCGTACTTTCTTGATAACCTTAGCGGATTGATTGATAGATACGACCCAAAATTCCTCATTGTGCAAGTCACCTATTAACGGTTGCATCAGCTCGTATATATCCTTGCTTGAAAATATCTGCCTGCGTTCAACCTGCAGAGACTGTTGTCTCTTGTACATCTCTACTGCTGCAATGGCAACTTTCTTCCGTCCTGGCGTTAAGGATGCAAACAGTTTATCAAGGTCTATTTCCCCGCTATCCCGTTCAACGTCCGAAACAATCTGCCTGCTATTGGTTATTTCATAAATCAGTTCGCTGTCGCTCATATAGCGGCAATCGTTGTCAAATAAAGTTTTCATTGTTGTGTGTTTATGAGTTATAAGATAAAATCGTTTTTCCTAAAAAATAGCCTCCCAACACTTCTGCGCCTAACTTTTCAAGTGCACAAGCAAAGCGGGCGTAAGAATGACCTTGCGTCAGTATATCATCAAACAGAAGTACTCTCTTACCGTTGAAAAAGCCTTTATCAAACCTAATAACTTCAACGTCCTGCACCGTCTTACTGCTTTTTGTCTCATGGATGGCGAGACGTCCGCCCTCGATAGTAATCGCCTTGTATGCGTTCTTGCAACCTGCCAGCCGTGCCACTTCTTCGGCAAACACCTTGTATCTGATTTCGTTTTTTTCCGCTGTACTTGCAGGAATACATACGAATGTCACGTTCTCGCAATCTGCGCCAAACTGCTCCCGTATCTTCTTCGCCACGAGTTCCGCCACCGATACGCTACGTTTACCATCTTTAAAGTCCCATATCATCTTTCTGATTGCCCACTCACGTTTATTAGCCTCGTACTTGGTAGGTAAGTAATCGAAGAAGTTGAACATTAATTTAGACCACTGTTGTTTCCATGCCTCTGGAATGTTTCTTTTTGTTGCCATAATTTTACTATTTAAGTATTAATTTATTCTAGAGCTTGAAGTCCGGAGGGTGTGAGCCTTTAACCTCTTTCTCCCTGTCCGGAGTTTTTTTTTATTCCGTCACTTTCGTTCGTGGTATGTTTCGCCTTTATACCGCATCAGAAGGTGTTGTAAGACACTGGAGCAAGTTTTTCAGAAAACCGTAGGCTCGAATACTACCCAACGGGTGGAGATTTTTTCTGAAACGTCAGCCTGAACTTGAGCCGGTGACGTCAACATTTACCTTCGCGGAATAAAGTCGGAAACATACAGGAAAGTGACATACCAAATTCTAAAAAGCGACGGACAGAGAAAGGAGAAAGAGAAAAGTATATCAGAATGACTACCGAGTGTCATTCTACCGCTTAGGCTCCAAAAAATCGGGCAAAGCATGGCAACGTCTGCTTTGCCCGATTTTTTGGAGTGCCCCACTTTACTAAATGCCTATATATGAATTATATGATAGAAAATAAAGCCTCTTTTACCGTAAAAAATTGTAGTTTTCCAGCACTCAAACAGACAAGCCCCTAATAAACAGCATACTAACACAGCGCAGCCCCGCACAACGTGCGGAACTGGCGAAGCCTATCCCCCACCGCCCTACGCAAAAAATCTCATTACCTCCCCGCTTCCCCTCGGAATATGTAATAAATCTTTACTTTCACCCGCGGTACGCGGCAATCGTGCGAAAAAACAAAACCGCCATCCGCTTTTCACGAATGACGGCAATAGAAAAAGTAATGACCTAATCCAACCGGCTTAGGGATAGCAGAGGAAATTAGAAATCGGTCGGGTCGCTCCCCGTCCTATTTCTGATTGCAACGAATAGCCCGACCCGTAGGGGAAGCCCCAAAGCATTACATAGAAGAAGTAACAAATAAATTGAAATGCACTTTCGGAAACTTCTCGCACCCTATGCAAAGGGTATCAAAGGCATCAGAGCCATCCGTTCTTCCCTCCAGCTTATCATCTTCCGACTCAGCCAGCTTCTCGCCGCGCTTATCCTTACCACCATTATACACACCTGCCGTTTGTACAGAGATTAACAAATCCTCATTATTCTGTTCATTAAACATAGGCATCAAGTTAGCCTGCCCAGCAAACATACGATTGATCAATAAATACTTCTCTATGTGGTTCATGGGCTTACCTATGTAAACCTCCTGCACTTCCCACCCGCGCTTCTTAAACTCATGAGCAATCACCCAGCGGAAGTCCTGATCATTCACAGCGTAATTACTTCCCAATGCCGTACTATCATAATAGAATATCACCTTCCTCCGCTTGTGATGACGATAGTACTTGCAGAAGTCCTCAATCAGTTCCGGAAGCTTACGTTCATACTTCACAAAGAAAGATTTCAGCACCTTCAGTTTATTATCTTGAGGTTGTCCGGCTACCAGCCAGTTGATGTTAGCATTGTAATCAAATGCAATGCAGATAGGCATACCTGCGTCCACATCAGCATCAGCCAACGATGTAGGCTCTTTCAACTTATCGAACTTATACTCAAGACTATCCAGATATGAGAAGTTGGTACAACTATACTTATGATGCGTCCGCATGGATGAGTAGAAGCCATCACGGGTTATGCCGATACGCTTGCAGAGAATAGAGGTCAGAAAGGTCAGCGGTGGCAGGTCACGTTTCATGTCGTTCACCCACTTCTCACCCAATACCTGCATATTCCAGATGCTTGAGTATTCTTTATACATAACTGCCACCGAACGCATCCGGCAGAGATCACGCGATAAAGTACGAAGATAGGAGCGTAAATAGGCAGGTACGGACTTACTTTCAGCCAACATGTCCTTTATCTTCTGCTTGGTTTTCCATATCTCAAATATAGTACCCTGAATCACCTCTATCAATTCCGGATCGCACTTCTTCTCGAAGTCAAGGAACCAAGAACCTTTCTTTGTAACCGGCATATCTGAAGAGATCAACATACCATGATGATAGAAGTGTTGACCAAAGTATTGCTTATTACCACGGTTAGCGGGAAGAGTCTCATCCTTCAGTTGCTCAAAGTCTACAAATTTCGCTTCATCGATATCCAAAGCGTCATAAGAATGCGAGTTGGAGGTTCCGCTCCTATCCTGTGAAATAATATAGCCGATACTACCATTATAGAAAGAAAGAATATTCTCCCAATTCTCCGGCTCAAACAGCGGTTCTCCCCATCCCCATGTTTTGGGAGGTTTACGCCCTACAGTCCAATGGAGATCGCGTTTGAAACCCCAATTCTCCCAATGAATGAGCATGGAAGGAAGAGTATTCGTAAGGACACGTTTGCAGTTAGCACCGACAAAGCCCGTAATACTGCCGAGCATACGCTGCATGTTCCGGAGATTCCACGCAGCATGAATCAAGCCTTTGCCAATACCACGGCCACCGACAATGACCGTATCTTTGGCAGAAGTGTACATCACTTCCTGTTGCGGGTCATTAAAGTACTGTTTCATTGCCTTGCGGTTTTATTTTGAAGATATCTTCCTCGTTAAATTCCACCTCCTCGAATTCCACATCTTCAATGTCATCAGACCAATACTGCTGTATCTTAGTCTTAATCTTTTCCCGAACATTAGGAATAGGCTTGATGCCAAGAACCGTCGGGTCATCAGTCGGCTCAAACGGCTGGACAACAATCTTGTCATAGCCTTTGTCGAGGATATCTTCTTTATCGAGTTGAGTATATTTTCCGTAATAGTTGGCGGCGGCGCCCATTGCCCTGGCATCTTTTATTCGCTTGGCCATATCAAAAGTCTCATCTATCATCTGGCAGAACTTATACCGGTGATAATCCTTTGTGGTTTTAGCAAGATCGCCAAGCAAGCGTTTTATTATCCGGATATCTTCGTAAGCAGTAGATTTGCTTACATTATAGCGACGCTCCAGCTCGCTGACTATCTCAAGGTCTTTCTTACGTGGAAATTGCAGCCAGAAATTATACATATCCCGGAGACGTATCAGGCGTTGCTGGATCAGTTCCGGAATACCGTCCGCCGTCATCTCGTTGATATCGGCAAACAGATACTTCTCACATACTTCTATGGTGGCAGGTACAGGCATTATAAATCTTCATCAGAGTCCATATTCAACAAATAGCTATTCGTAAGCTGCACCGCCAGCGGGCTTCCTACGTTTGCCAATTCTATTTCTTGTTTGCGTAGCTTGAGTGCAGTATCAGCTTTCGCATAATGATAGGCACGCGATACCGGAGTATTACGGTTGCGAATTTCAAGGCGCAGCGCGTCAACATCCATGTCAAGCAGAACCGCCATGTCAGAAACCGGAGTCAAGCACGCCGCCAGTTCCTTAATCTTCTCTATCTGTTCCGTTGAATAACCCATCCAAATGAATTGCTTTTGAATTAATGATAGTGGAGAACTGCGCTTGCAGGTCGAGATAAATACGAGGATCAGTAGTTATCATCCCGCTTTCAGTCCTGTTCCCCCGTGTTTGATTCTGGGAAGTGCAAATGGATACCATCCACTTTGAGTTCCGGATAAGAATAACCTTTGAATGATTCTCAGCCAGGAACACATCATCAAACACATTCGATATGAATGTGTACAGGTGAACAGTCTTGCGGGATGCTTTCAGGTCGGTCAACATGGTTGCTTTCGTCAGTAAACCCCGTCTCCGGAGACGAAAAATTCTCCGAAGGAATTCTTCGGAAGTGGAAAAGGTAGAAATGTAAATCTCAGCCGGGCCAGTCTCCGAAAGGATTTTTTCTATAATATCAAATAACTGTATGCGATTATCCAAGTACGCCTGCAATGGCGTACCGGACAATGGCTTTATTATCTGATTGACTAACTTCACTTAACTACCAAACCTAAATCAACCAATTCTTTCACTTGCTCCGCATCCACAGCATTTCCCGTACTGATAAGATACGCATAACGTTCCTGCACTTTAGCCAGTAGCGCCGTATATTTTTTCTCATCAGAGGATTTTAAATCAACCAACTTCTTCTTGTTATCAGAAAGATACTTTCGGGCTGCATTGACTTTCTTGGCAATATCCGCCGGATTCTCTTCCACTTTTGGAGGATTGTTCGTAGTAGCAGTAGAAGAACCGGCCACATGCGCATCATAAGCCTGCATGTTGGCACGATACTTCTTGTCACACTCATCCAACTGCTGTAAGTATTCAAAGCGATCACAGGCCGGAGAGGTTTCCATACCTTTCAGCAGCTCAAACAACTCCTTAATCTTGAACCAAAGCGGCGTGCATTCGTCCCATAGGGCTTTGATTTCATCCGGAAGCTGCTCATGATCCGAACGCTTACCACGTACAACCGTTCCTTCAGCCGGCAGATCATTATCAGTGGAAATCACCGGAGCACCTTCGGCAATGGTTGCTTGTGCCGCCGGAATCACCACTTTATTCATCGTTACCACATCAGCAACGGTTTTACGGTCAAACCGTATGGCAAGATGTTTTTTCAATTCATATTCAACCTTGTCCGCAAACTTTTCCGGCTTACGGACTACATTCTGGAAAAAGATACGGTTGCGATTCAGAGCTAGGAGCATAGTTGCACCATCAATCACATTTCTGTCTTCAGGCTTTGCATCCAAATAAGCCTGCATTCTTGCTGTTAATTTTTCATCCATACTTTTAAGTTTTAAAAAAGGTGGTGACACAGACCAGCCACGCCACCACCTAACTAACCAACCAAAAACAAATTATAGCGTCAACATATTACGCTGATGGCGCCTCCCATGCAGAGCCATCCAGTCCTGACAAGTCGCCGTCTTCAGTCTCTATCTTACCGGGATAGAATGGAGCCGGACACAAATCTGTCGCTTCAATTTCAATAGTAGTGCCCGCTTCACCCGTAACACCTTCGCCAAGAGCCTGAGACGGCTTCGTATCCGTCTCAAACTCTTCACAACCAATGACACGGAATTTACCGTTCCGTTGCTGTACAAGATATACAAGGTCATCTGCAGTAGCCTGACGGCAGAAGCCGGAAGCATCTTCTTCAGTACCGGAATGTTTCAATGAACATTTATTCAACGTTGTGCGGCTTGGCTTTTCACCTTGCGGCTCAGAGGTCACATTAGACTTTGTTGACAATGATTTCAGTGTCAACCATTTCTTATCGGCGGCAAGCACGAAGTCCCCTTCATATGTCGCCAGCGCAGCCATCGACTTAGCCGCTTCCAAATCCGGAAGTTTCGGCCAAGTCACAATATTTGATTTCTTCTGAAAGAAGACTTTCGGGCGAATACCCGGCAACACGGTCTTACCGTCGCAAAAGTCCAAAGACTCATACAAGTCTATTGAGCTACATCCTACTGGTTTAACATCAGCCATATTCTCTCCTTTCTAAATAGCAGTTACACCATCAATACTTGCAACCAACATCCGTTCCTTAGATATTGACTCGAACTCAACACCAAAGAACATCGTAGCGATAAACTGGAGGACAAACGCCTTGAAGCGTGCCACTTCAATACTTTCTTCCTCTCCGGTTTGGTTAACTCCCACCAACATGTTCTTTTTTACCGTCATGTGAATAAAGGGACTGTTTTTCTTATTGGCAAGGGGAACAATATTCACATTGTCAAACCCTTCAACGAAATATTGGTCATACTCCTTATTATAAGGAATAGCGCCGGTAGTCGCTTTATAGTCTTCACAATAGTCGAAGAACACATGTTTAGGAACGAACAGTTTCACCGATTCCTCCTCAGTCAACATGTCATCAGCAGTCTGACAGATTGTTTTTAACACGTCAACAGCATTGTTCTTATCAATAGCTTCGATAACCAGATAATTACCCAACGCAGCCGAAAGCTTTGCTCCATCCAATTCTTTTTTAGTGATCGTATCAAAACCATTGAACAGGTCTTTAGACAACTCACCACTATCCTTACGAACTGCCGACCAAAGCACGTTATTCAAGTTCTTACCCAATTGAGCGCTGAGAAAAGCCAGCACTTTACGAGTAATCTCAGTGGACTTCAAAGCTTCCCCCTTAGTGATGTCAGAACCCCACATAGACTGATAGATTTTGTTCGGAGAAAAGTTACGCACAACCGAACCGAAGAACGTATATAACGTTCTCGGATTGATTACAACTTCGCTATTATCCTCACGTGTTTCGGAATAGGGCCCAAACTGCATGTCACCGGACAATTCACCAACAGTTTCCGAATAGCGGATACCCGGACGCAGACTCATGTGCTGCAATGAACGAGACAATGCAATCACAGGCATCTGCAACAATTCTTTTCGATATTTACGAGCGGTCTTCTGAAGATCCTCGCTTGCAATGTTAACTCCAACTGGTGCCATTAAATAAAATCTTTTACGTCGTTATACATAGATTTCGCTGTCACATCAGATTTACCGTCACCTTCTTCACCTTCAATATGGCGGGTTTCATCACCATCACCATTTTTCAGATTCTTAATCTGCTCATCTTTCTGGTCAATAAGCGTTTGTTTATCGGTAACGTCCTGTTCCAGCGTATTCATTTTCTCGTTGAGGGCTTCAACCTGTTCTTCGGTAAGCGCAACCTTACCATCTTTGTCAAACTCCAAGCCCTCAACGTTCAGGATGGTGTTGACTTTCAAATAGTCTTTCTTCATCGTTGTTACATTATTAATAGTTTCAGATGAATTATTTTCTTCTTTCTTCCCGAAAGAGGAAATAAAACCATCCATTTTGGAAAGCAATTTTTGTAGTAAACCTTCGGTAGTATTTACCTTGTCCTGTTGTGATGGAAGAGCAGGCAGTCCCAAAACATTCAGTTTTTCAGCGGCATCAGCAAAGTCAATCTTATCGTTGTCCTCAATGATTTCATCTACAAAGCCATAGTCCAACGCTTCTTGTGCGGTAAGCCAGCGGCCTTCTTTCAGCACATCAAGGATTTCATCCACCTTCTTTTTACAGCGATTAGCGTACATGTTGGCCAGTACAAGGTCAAACTTATCGTTCTCCAGCTTATTTTCCTTGAGCTGGTCTATAAGTTCCTGAATCTGGTCAGCATTGTATTGTCCCCAGGCATCCACCCAATTACTTACTTTGTGAACCAAAAACATGGCGAACTTAGAGATGCAAACTTTCTTTGCCCCTTGTGCCGCTATGGTAGCAGAACTCGCAACCAGCCCATATAAATAAGCGGTCACGTCACCATGATCAATAAACTGCTGGCGGATATCCAGTCCGTCATCCACCGCCCCACCGAGCGAACTGATACGGACATTAACAGACTTACCTTTCAGGCCAGCCAGTTGGTTGCGAATATACTGTTTGGAGTATCCCCAGCGTCCGATGTAGTCATCAATGTTGATATTGTACGTCATATTGCAAACATTTTATTGCAATATTACGCCCATACCTTATATAATAAAAAGACCTTTACACGCCCAAAACCGGATAAAAAGAGGTATTAGAGTAGGTTACAAGCATTGTAACCGCACATTGTGAGGATACACTTTCCGGTCTTGAGTCCGTGAAAGTCACGACCGGATAAGGTCGGGAATCCGTACCTATCAGATATTTTTCTCCGGAAACGGCAGTAATGAGGAAACACAATTTTCGATTGGCCACACCAAAAGCTTCAGGCAGATAAGCCGTCAACTTCTGAGAGCAAATACGGTTTTTATTCTCTATCTTATCGGAATTCTCCAATGATGACAGACCAATAGTAACCAATTTTTGGAAATCAAGCAGTTTATCTAAATAAACTCCCACTCCCGGAACAAAAATTGAAGATGATAAATCAGCAGCTTCAATCAATTCCACCTGATTGATAAATTTAAGGCAATTGCTCATAATTGTTCGATGTTGTTCGGTGTTGTTCAAAACGAGTGTCCTTGTCCTCTCTTTTTCTTGTTAAAGAATTTAAAAACAAACCTTTCTTCGTATAGGCATTACGCATACGATAATATTTCTGACGAACCGTTTCCACGAAGTCATCATCAATACCGTGCATTTCACACCATGCGGCAACCATCTTGTTTACTCCGATAGATTGATCAAAGGACATCTCGCCAAGTTCCGCCCACATATTCCGCCTGAAGAGGTCTTCAATAGCTTCAATAATGGCTTCCTTAGCCCGTGGACCAAGATAGTTATATACTGCCGGGGCTTTAGCCTTAGAATCCGGAATAACAATGGGCGTCAGTCCATCAACCATCAGTTCCGGCTTCTGTCCGGAAGGCAATCTTTGAAGAAAACGACGGATCACCGCATTCTCATTACTCTGTGCCGGAAAACGAACCGGATTGCCAAGAGCATGCACAAGCCACTGAGAAAGGTATTTTTCTAATCTGAGATAGATAACAAAGCTGCTCATAAGTCTTCATTTTAGACACAAATATAATATATATATTCTAATAGTAATATATTTATTATCTATTACTGAGCGGGTATATTTTCCCGTTTACAGCTTCTACACTTTCTACAAATTAAGTAACACACTGTTTTAAAGACAATTAGCACAAATATAAGCAAATAAAAATGTAGAAAAAGGCTTCTACAAATAGAGAAAAAGAGAAGTTTTGTAGAAGCTTTCTTTATTTTCCCTGTTTTGTAGAAATTTGTAGAAGCTTGTATTCTGTTTTTATAATAGTTAAATATCTCATTTATAACATTGTAGAAAGTGTAGAAAGTGTAGAAGCTATTTTACTCCCAAACGAAACTGCCATATCGGTGTAAATAAGGGGGCATTTAAAAAGGGTGCATCCGCTTCACAGCGTCTACACCCTCGACAATGATACATAGTATATCTTTAAAAACTAAATTTATTTTGAGGTGGTTGAAGCGGTTCTTCCTTGGCATCCTCACTATCGTTATCCCCGGTATCCGTATCAATCTCCAAGTTAATGTTATACGAACTCATTATCATCTCGTAATCAAAGCACATGGCCTGTTCAGGAGTACTGGTCTTGCGAAACTCTGTTCTACCCTCTCCGATATCCACACGTTTAGTCACCTCCACGCCATTCTGTATATTCTTGAAGCGTACCGAATTCTTAACTCCTAAATACTCTTTTGAGTTTTCAAGATAGAATTTAAGGGATTCCGGAGGAAGTGCCGTATCACCTACCTGTTTAGCAAACTTCTTATAAAGCATGAAGATGCGGTTCTTACGCATCATCAAAATTGGCCTTGGCCGGATGAACTCCATTTCATTCTTTATCACGTTCGATTTGAACTTCTTCATATAATCAATCCGATAATCCGCCTCATTAAATATCTCACCGTCTTGCAATAAATAAGATACCACATTCCAAAAGTTGGCCAACTCATTATTACTTTTACACTCCTGGTTCTGCCGGATAATTCCCTCCACAGTGATGTCCAGCATTTCCTTATAAGAGAAAGGGACATCGATCACCGCTTCCATTGTTCTAAATGCCGCCAATGGTATCACCCAGTTCCGCTGGATACGGTCTTCAATCTTTTCTTTTGATAAACTATCATTCAAGTCAGTCATACATTGCCGATAGTTCCCGATAAAGTCCGTTTCCATCTTACCGCGGTGACGAAGTAACTGCAACGTCAAATGTGACAACCCCATGTCCCGTGCACTTTTACATTCGTCGAATGCCCGCTTTTCTTCATTGGAAAACTCTGTTTTAGTGAAAGTAAGATAAACCAAGCGGGAAAAGAGGGCAATATCAATAGTGGTCATTTCCTGTCCGGACAAAATTACGCCACAATCAACCGAAGTAATCTCTCTTTTTTTATCCCGATCCATATTCATACGTGAACGCCCGGTTCCATCCCATAGCCCCTTCAGGAACTCACGCTTATCCAAGTCAATTGTGTTCTTATACTCGTCGATATGTACCAATGCATTGGCACATTGTGCAACGAGATCACCCATCGCAGCAATAGTTGCATTCTGGATATTAGGCGGAGTATTCTTTATGATGAAGAAAGACATCAAGCTATGTCCAAGTTCAGACTTACCGGAGCCTTTAGGCCCAAAAAGATTCAGAATAGGAAAGCTTTTTGTTTGTCCCACTATGATATCCCGAAATAGTGTGGCCAGCAGAAAACAGATACCCACTTTAGCATTATCTCCGAAAACCTTTATCAGCTTCTCGGAATAATCCCGCATCGTAACCGCACTATAATTGGTATGAATAAACTTGCGTTCGAACTGGAAGAGCTTCACGTCATCACGGTAGATCATACTGCTACCCGGCAAATAATAATTGCCGGACTTCAGCCGTACAATTCCGTATTCATCCACCGGATGCCATTCAGTATCAAAGGCTCCATTGCCAAAGGCAAAGAACCCTTTGCGCTGCCAACCCAACTGGGTGATTTCGGTAGCTGTTTCAGTTTGTTCATAAAGGAACATTTTAAGTTTAGTCAGTTCCTTTTCTGTCGCCAACCAAATGTAATTCCCTAAACCTTCAACTTTCTGTTTGAACTTTGAAAGTGATACTAAATCTTCTTGTTTCATTTCTATAATTTCCTCCTGGTTATTTTGGTTTTTAATTTTGTAAAGTCGTTTGGGGAGCAAAGAATCCCTGATGTGGAACATCGGCAACATTGTGAAATTCGACCACTGGACCGGGCTTCCACCATTGGTACTGATTACATAGTAGGCGTTATATTCCTCATAGAAACCATATCTGCTATATAAATCCCGGTCAATCTTCTTGCCTTGATCAAGAACCTGCTTTGATTTTATCTGCTGTTTAGCCTGATTGATTGCGGATTTCCAAAGGTTTTTATTTTTATAAGATTCCTGTAGTTTGTCCAGGTACATTGACTCCTTAATCTCATCACGCAACATAGCCACCATGCGGCAAATAGTGCCAATGGCTGTACTTTTATCTTCAGTGGTCACTGCTGTCTTGAAGATGTATCTTGCATACCATGTGATGAAATCCTCTTCCTCAAGGATCGTAAACTTAGGCTTATCCGTGCAGTAAGTGTCGGGATCATTTTTACTATTGGCTTCTCCGAGTGGGATTTCCTTTACCGACACAGCAAATCCGCATTGCATAGCCAACAAACCATTCTTCATTACTGAAGCTATGCCTGTACCATATTGTTCGTCTCTTTTAGGCGGGTCTGCGTCCGGAAGAAAGCACAACTTAGTTGCGTACTTTTTAAGCTGTTCAAACTGTTCCTTTGTCCAGGCAGAACCCAACGATGCAATTGCATTGTTTACAAATATGCGCTGTAACCGCATAACATCCGGTGCACCCTCAACGCAATAGAACTTATCTTCCTTGGCCGCTTGCCTGATTGCAACGTCGATGCCGAATATAGAATTACTTTTGGAATAGATTTCGGATTCTGCCGAATTCAGATATTTGGGAGTACCTTCAACTCCGGAGATATCCCGTGCTGTAAAACCGATAATGTGCCGATATCGGTCACGAATCGGGATCATTACCCGATTGCGGTAGAAATCATAGATATTACCTTTTAGCTCATTTTGCTTGAGTAACTTCAGTTCTAACATCAACTCAGTAGACAATCCAGCTTTTTCAGCAAAATGGTGCAGGGCATTCCAATCATCAGGCGCAAAACCGATCTGCATCTCTTCAGCATATTCTTTTCCCCAGCGTCCCTTAATGTAATTGCGGGCGGCTTCCGCTTCTTTCTGCTGTAAGTTCCGGACAAAGAACTCAGCACACTTGGCATTAATGATAAACATGGATTCCCGCTTCATCCTTGCCCGCTGTTGTTCCGGAGATGGCTGTTGCTCTTCCTCAATCTCTATACCATACTTTTTAGCCAGCAAATAAATAGCTTCAGGGTAACTCATAGCTTCATGCTCCATGATAAAACTAATGACGTTACCACCTTTATGACAGCCGAAGCAATGCCAAATTCCCCGCACCGGGTTAACCTTGAAAGAAGGGGTTTTCTCTTGGTGTATCGGGCAACAAGCCTCGTAGTTGGAACCGCGCCGTTTTAATTCAACGTAACCACCGATAACGTCAACGATATCCGCACGGTCTAATACTTGCTCAATATACTTTTCATCTATCATTGTCGTTTATTTTTCTGCGAACTTATCAGTTGCTGGAACAGGATAAAAACTCATCTTTTCAAGATGATACCGTCCTCTAAATGATATCCGCACATTCCATAGCTGGCCAACTCTGCAAAACAGGTTGACACACACTTTATAAACAGGTCATAATTCTCCGGACTCACGATCTCCACAATATTAAGTTCGTCTCCGGAACTCATATCAAATAGGCACACAAACACCTTATCATAATAATCAATAAGTTCCTGTACGCCTATTCTATCATAATATTCTATGATCCATGACCTGTCATCATCCGGAATGTATTGTTTGAAGTCTACCATACATTTTTTCTGAAGTCATATCTATCTTATATTATAAAAATCAAATGACCGCAACGCTTGTTAGGGCAAATTGCAAACTTATCTTCCTCTGTAATAGTGATAGTGTGCCACTTGTGGCACTTCTCGCAAAAAAATTTCTTATTCATTTCTACTTAGATTTGAATGATTCCTTTACTCGTTTCAATGCTTCTATCAAATTATCGACCTGTTCTTCTGTAAAGAAGTCCACATACGCTTCTGAGCAATCCTCAAATGGCTCATCCTCGGTATCGTATATTTGCATTTGAGCACTGGATGGGAACATTTTGCTATCGGATTTCGTATAGCCCAATAATGCTATATGTTTGGCATAGCCAACACGTACTATTTCATTTTTCATACTATTCATTTTTATTTAGATTTGAGGGTTATTCTTGTTTTGTTACTTCATATCCCTTTTCTCTGAGATACGCTGCTATATACTCATCATCTCCGACATCATTAAGGACATCGAAAAGATAGCCACTTACATACTTTGCAACTGCTTCAGCATTTGCATAATCAATATTTTGCGAAACAAACTTCGCTTTTTCTGTTCTTCCTAAGCCTCTGAAGGCTTCTTCAATTTTGCTCATATTTACTTTATTTTACTCCAAATCTTCATCATCAATATCAGCTAAATCAAGCTCGTATTGAGCTTCACCTTCTGCGTATTCACACATGGCAATAACATCGTTTGCCGTAACACCATCGCCCCATTCTGTTACTATCGACCCTCTATCAGAGTCAAGAGTGATTGTTAGTATTTTCTTCATTACGATTTTGAATATTTCTTTTTCATTTCCTCAATCCTATTTTATTTTGAGCATTACTTAATATCCTGTATAGTCACACTATATGTGGTTGCCTTACTTGGTGATTTACCGACTTCTTTTTTATACGGACGAGTAAAGTCACGTATATGATCGAGAACGTCGTCTATCTCTGTGTCAACAAAGTCTTTTTGTTTCTGCCATTCCTCACGGGCTGGATGGTTTGTGTCCACCTCAATTTTTATTGTTATAATTTTCTTCATTTCTTTATTGATTTGAGGGTTATTCAACTACAAGTATTTGTCTTGAATGTATGCAGCATCCTTTGTGATAAGAAGGTTGTTCCACAAGTTGATACCATTTTAAGTACCATTTTTCGGTAAGTAGGCTATATGACCTCCACATTTTACCCTCATATACTCCTGATGGATTAGACATGCTATATTCAGGAAGGCCTTTAAAAGTCTGCTCGCTCATAAGAGCATGAGTATCGTCCAATTCAATAAACCTTCTGTGAGGTTGTTGCCAACTCTTTCCCAATGGGTCAGTAATTGGCGGTATTATTTGTTCTCCGTTCATAACTATTTTGTTATACGCCAAATAAACTTGGCTGAATCAATATTCCTTTACTCGTTTTAGTTTCTCCAAAACATTCGGAGCGAAATCTTTCATCTCCAGTTTTGAAGTAGTGTTCGTCTTTATCACAGCCCCAAAAATCGAATCCAAGCTTATATGCAGCTATTCTATCGCTTTGACTACCCATGTGAGGACTTCCAATCTTATAACCCAATTTTGCATAATTGTTGAGTAACCAACCATACAAAGCCACAGGTTTCTGGTTGGGATGAATACGTTTTTCTTTATGCTTCATATTTTCCTGCCACATTCCATTCCATCTGTATTTGAATTTTCTAACAGCCGTTTGGAATGATGTCCAAGCAAGTTCACAATCTGCAAAATGGGAATTGCCGTTATCTTTGTCCCATACAAGCCAGCAGCTCGCATCTGCAGGTACAGGTAAATGGCTGATGAAATGGTTTGCCCCCCAAATTATCTGATGATGGCTGATACGTTTCAATTCTTCAAAGTATTCAGGAGGCGGAGCTTCCGAATCATTACCGGAATAAGCAACATATGACTTTGCTATAGCTATTTTATTTCGGGAATTATTCTTTGAACCATCTTCTCCAATGCCATAGGGAGGGTCATCTATAATCAAATCAAAGTATTTATCAGGGAACTTGCTAAGAAAATCCATCCTGTCGCAATTATAAATTTTACTTATTGGCATATTAGCTTTCTGGTTTGGTTTGAAATAATTCAATTGAATCATTAACAGCCTTATTCAAGGCTTGATTAATGATAGTTTCATCAGATTCATCAAATTCCAATAACATGTCAATCATTGTTTCACCATTTGGCTCTTTCCACTCCATTCCAGTATTTACATTCACTGGAATAACTTCTTCATGCACTGCCTCAAGGAAAATATTTGCCACAACAGTGTTCATTTCACATTTCACCTGCTTCATGATTTCCATTTTTATTAGGATGATTAATAATTTGCTCTACAGCTTCACGCTCTAATTTAGTCCATGTGTCGTTATGAACTTTCAGTTGGAAAGTAGGATAGCTGATATCACATCTTTCCATCACTTTTTTACGAAATTCTTGTTTCGCTTTATAACCGGTCAACCCTTTGTAATAATCAAAAATGCTCATAAAAGTAATTTTTAAATGATTTATTTATTCTTCTTATTAGATTTATCATTAGATTTATAGAACAAATATAATACAAATATTATCAAGTTGTAATATAAATATTACTATTTGTATGGTTAAATATTACTAACTAAAAACATACGCATGTACAACGGATTGATTATCAACAGACTATTAGAAGATAGAAGATTAAAAAAAGTCGAGCTAATAGATTATTTAGAATACCCACGAGAAGCGGGTAACAGCTCTCTCAAGCAAATAATAACAGGGAACCCTACAGTTAAGAAATTAGAGCCTATTGCAGATTTCTTTCAGGTTAGTATGGATGTATTCTTTGAAAGGAAAGTTTCCTTCAGTCCATCCACAAGCATCGTTAATGGTAATGGAAATGCTATTGGAAATGGCAATACTATCACTATTTCTGAGAATGAATATAAATTGAAAATTGAAAATCTGGAAAAACTTTTAGATGAAAAAGACAAAAGGATTGAAACTCTTGAGAAATTAGTAGAAGTTTTACAAAATAAGAAATAGTCCTCGGACATATTTCGGACAAATAAATATATTATTAACCCAATTTGAATAGTGTAGTTATTTGATATTCAGTGTAGGAACAGAGGAAAGAGAAATTCAAGAAAGTTCGAACCTCTCCTCCCGTGCAAGATGAAAATAGCTGCAAGTTTTTACTTGCAGCTATTTTTGTTTATAAACCCGTTATAAACAAGTATTCAAAGCCTGTCATTTCAAATCTACAGTCTGGGTAAAGCTTTGACCGAAACGATTTGTTGCTACGATCTTCACTGATTTAGCCTTATCCGTAGGACGTACCCGGAATAAGTGCGATGTATGATACCCTGTAGCCTTTCCTTCTCTCATTGTAATATAATCCTGATCCTCATCGTCAAAAGCCTCCATTACGCCCGATTTCTCAATACCGTCTTCATAGTAGGATAACTTCCATGCCGGATCATAATCCCAGACATTAACCACCAGATACTTAGGTTGGCTCTGAAACTCACCCGGCTTATACACACGAAACTGATAATCGAATGGACGACCGGTAGCCTTATACTGCCAGGAGATGTCATCACCGGTCACATTTACCACCAGATAGCCATTGGGAGCACCGCAACGATTTACATATCCTGCCCACCAAGCACCACAAGCTGCACCAATATTATGTTCATAGATAACAGGAGTCACAATGCGGTTTTCATAAAAATGAGTATGACCGACAAAGATATGCGTCTTATAATCTTTTAGTATCTCAAAAAGTTGTTCGGCATTACGGGCATTAGCTCCTCCTCTACCCGTACTGTTAGCCGTAGGAGCATGAAGATTCAACAGTACAGTAGTACCAGGCTTCACATAGCTCAGATCCTTTTTCAACCATTCCAATTGTTCAGGGGTAAACTGTTCCGTATATTTCTTCTTACCTTTATAGTCTATGTCCTTCATCGAAATAATATGCA